CTCCTCCAGCCCCAGTTAAGCAAGAACCCGAACCAGCACCTGCTCCAGCACCTGCTCCAGTTGCAGATCCAAAGAACGATGCCAAGTGGATGTCTGTCAATCAAAAAAATATTGATAGTTGGATTGCCGCAGTTAAAGCTGGGTCAAAAACTATAGAACAAGTTCCAGCACCTTACAAATTCTATGTACAACAAGCCACTGCTGTAAAAGAATCAGTTTCTTACGGTGAAGATCAAGCATTGGCAAGAATCGTAAGTTTGGCAAGATTCTAATAAAAATATCAGATTTAGGGCAAGATTTCTCTTGCAAACATAAATAAAAGTGCGTATACTTAGGTATATGCACTTTTTGTTTTACAGGGTGTAAAACAACTATAGGCAAAAAAGCAAAATAAAAGGCTATTAATAGGAGAACAATTATGGCATCTTTAGCAGAAATCAGAGCAAAGCTCAAGGCAGCAGAATCGAAAGGTTCAGACAACAATCGTTCAGGTGGAGATAAATCAATTTATCCATTCTGGAATCTCAAAGAAGGCGGAGAATCTACACTTAGATTTTTACCAGATGGTAACTCCGACAACACCTTTTTCTGGGTAGAACGTGCAATGATCAAATTGCCATTCGCCGGAATAAAAGGTGAATCAGAAAGCAAACCAGTAACAGTACAAGTACCATGCGTTGAAATGTATGGCGACTCATGCCCAATCTTGGCTGAAGTACGTGGTTGGTTTAAAGACCCAGCATTAGAAGACATGGGTCGTAAATATTGGAAAAAGCGTAGTTATATTTTCCAAGGCTTTGTTGTCGATGACGGACTTGGCGAAAAAGCCGAGGAGCAACCAGAAAATCCAATTCGTAGATTTATCATTGGGCCTCAAATTTTCCAATCAATTCGTGCGGCATTAGTTGACCCGGAGTTGGAAGATTTGCCAACAGACTATGTACACGGTCTAGACTATCGCATGAAGAAAACATCAAAGGGTGGTTATGCTGACTACTCAACTTCAAGTTGGGCACGTCGTGAGCGTCCATTAAATGATGCAGAGCAAGCGGCTATTAACACACATGGCTTATATAATCTAAGCGACTTCTTACCTAAGAAGCCAGGCGAAGTTGAACTTAAGGTTATGAAAGAAATGTTTGAAGCATCAGTCGACGGTGAACCATACGACATGGAACGTTGGGGACAATACTTCAAACCAGCAGGTATGAGCCAAAATACAGGCGATCCTGTAAAATCTACTCCTAAAGTAAGCGCACCAGTCGATAATGATATCGATCCAGATGACGCACCGGTAGCTAAGTCTACTCCTGCTCCAGCACCAAAAGCTGAAGCAAGTGCAGGCGGTGATTCACGTGCCCAAGACATCTTGGCAATGATTCGTAATCGTCAAAAAGCGTAAACGGCTTGGGCCTCTGCAACCTAGTTGTACGCCCGAGTTATCTTATTTAGGAGAATTAACTTATGGCTACAAAAGCCTTCGATTTATCGAAATTTAGAAAAACCTTGACCAAGTCGATTGACGGTCTAGGTGTAGGATTTAATGATCCTACAGATTGGATTAGCACAGGCAATTATACGCTCAACTATCTAATCAGTGGCGACTTCCACAAAGGAGTTCCACTAGGTAAAGTTACTGTGTTTGCCGGAGAATCTGGCGCAGGTAAGAGTTTTATCTGTTCAGGTAATCTAGTTCGTAATGCACAACAACAAGGCATTTATGTTATCCTAGTTGATACAGAAAATGCGTTAGATGAAAAGTGGTTACACGATTTAGGTGTAGACACAAGCGAAGACAAACTTCTTAAACTCAACATGGCCATGATCGATGATGTGGCAAAAACCATTCACGAGTTCATGAAAGAGTACAAAGAAATGACCGAGCGTCCTAAAGTCTTATTTGTCATAGACTCATTGGGTATGTTGCTTACCCCTACCGATATCAATCAGTTTGAAGCGGGAGACTTGAAAGGCGATATGGGTCGTAAACCTAAAGCACTTACAGCATTAGTTCGTAATTGTGTTAACATGTTTGGTAATTATAATGTTGGCATGGTATGTACAAACCACACATACGCAAGTCAAGACATGTTTGACCCAGATGACAAGATTTCAGGCGGACAGGGCTTTGTCTACGCAAGTTCAATCGTTGTTGCTATGAAAAAATTAAAGTTGAAAGAAGACGAAGACGGCAATAAGGTGTCGGATGTGATGGGTATTCGTGCGGCATGTAAGATTATGAAAACACGTTATGCTAAACCTTTTGAGTCAGTACAAATTAAAATTCCATATGAAACAGGTATGAATCCTTACTCAGGTATGGTTGATATGTTGGAAAAACAAGGAATACTTGTTCAGCAAGGTAATAGACTAAAATATGTAGATCCAACTACTGGAGAAGAAACCTTATTGTACCGAAAAGAATGGAAAGATGATAAATTAGATATGATAATGGCAAATTATCATTTAAAAATTACAACAACTGCAACCATTCCAGAGGAGACAGAAGGCGATGTTGAATGAAACTCAAGTAGGTGATATTTGGTTAAACTTCGTCGAATACATTGATAAGAAACAATTAGAGACAGTAGCAGAACGCTATGTCGATCTATTGGCAGATTTCGGTGTTCCCGACAAGGTATTTCAAGCGGCTACCGGTGTCGACGACATTCTAGATCAAGCTATTGCATATTATCTTAATGAAGACGAAGAAGGCTACGATGACGATGATGAAGATTATAAAGAACTGGAGTTTTAATGGGTTGGTATTCTGAAGTTAGCAAAGATATTTCTAACATTCCCGCGGCCGTTGACTATTTTAATGACGAACTAGTTGAAGCGGCCAAGGAATGTAAAATTTCAGGAAATGTTGAACGTGCCGCGGCCGCAATGCCCGGCATAGTTGAACACAGATTCGGACAATTACAAGAAATTGAAGCAATTTTAGAATACCTTAACATTGAATTACGCAGACTTAAAAGTCAGCACTTTCGCAAATACTTAGAAAACTATCAACGTGCTCTAAGTAGTCAAGATTGTCATCGTTATGTTGAAGGTGAGGCAGACGTAGTTGACTTTGAAAAAATTATCAACGAATTTGCCTTACTACGCAACAAGTGGTTGGGTATTACTAAAGCACTTGACCAAAAACAGTGGCAAATTACAAATATTGTAAAATTGCGTGTTGCTGGTATGGAAGACGCAACATTATAATCAATTTGCCCAAAAGGTAAAGCATAGGCCTTAAATAATATAGGGCCTATTTTTTTCTATGAGGTTGACCTTTAGGATAGATTAGTATACACTTACATATATGATTTACATCGATACCATTCTTACTACACTAATTAATCAACATTATCAAAAGTTGGCAAGTATTCTTCCGACTAAAGATTTTAATGTATTGAAAAGTCTTGCTAATAGTGTTAGTGGTCATTTTTTTATTACTGAAAATCAAAGTAGATTATTATTAAAAATTCTGAGAGAAAATCAAAGATCGATCGGCGAATTTTCAGAAGAACTCTCGGAGGCTTTGACCGAAGTACATTGGAGCAAAGAGTTTAGGCAAATTGAACAAGTAAGAAAATTCTTTATTACAAAAAATGAAGATCATGAACCTGTACTGAATATAGAATTTACGTTTAATTCAGAAATTCGTAAAATTATTACCAATTTAACCAAAACCGTAGAAAATTTAGCCATGGTCAATAATGGTAAAAACTATACTGCTGAGTTCACTGAAAAAAATATAGTGGCGCTGGTTGAAGACTTAACACCATTGAATTTTAACATCGACCCTGTTATAAAAAACCACTATGAAACCATAAAATCTTGGTCAAAAGGTGAAGTAGAAAGCCAATTTTTATTAACCAATATTGAACACAAAAACTTTCAAAAGGCCATAACAGATGACCTTGGTATTGAGACTAGCATTGATCAAAATATTATAAATGATCGAAGCATGAGGTATCAATACTTGACAGAAAATCTGAAAATTTCTGGTGAAAATTTAACACAAAACATAGCCAACAGATCTAAGCCTCGATATTGGGTTGACAAAACACAACACACCATGACCGAGATTGTTGCCAGTCTAATTGAACTAAAAAGATTACCTATACTAGTTGTGTTTGATACTATAATCAATAACAAATACTTGGAAAATCTTAAAATTTTGTCAAAATCGTTAGAAGATAACGGAATTTTTGACCATATTGGAATTTATTTTAGATTGCCTAACGACGTGCATGGCAAGCAATTTAATCAGTTTATTGCAGAGAAAAAGTACAATTATAATCTAGATGAGTCCACTAGTGTAGCCTGCGTACAAAGTGGAAAATTACCAAAATTTTTCTTAAAAACTGCATGGAAACCTATGAGTGTAATTGCTCTAGATAGTCGTATGGGTTTACGTCACGGCAAGACTGCTGTATACTCTAACTACTGTGATTTAATTGTCGAATGGTCAGATGAACCGCCATTGGCAGATATAAGGATTAAAGGATGACCGTGAAATTAGTCATAAGAGATGAAGTTAATATTAAATTTGAAGGGTTGCCATTAGAGGCTAGAAAAAAACTTGCGGCCACATTTAAATATGTAGACCCAACTGCTCGTTATCGTCCTGCGTACAAACTAGGACGGTGGGACGGAAAAGTATCAATGTTTGGACTTGGGGGTAACGGATATCTTAGTCAGTTAGAACGGTGTCTTACCGTACTAGGTGACATGGATATAGATGTAGATGAATTAGAAGATTTAAGAACTACTAAACAAATTACATTTGAACCAGTTACTGAAACGTATTGGGCAGATCAGGGTAAGATATGGCCAAAAGGTCATCAGCAAGAAGGTCAGCCCATTATGTTGCGTGATTATCAAGTTGAGGCAATTAATAAATTTTTAATCAATACACAAGCTCTACAAGAAATTGCTACAGGTGCTGGTAAAACAATTACCACAGCAACACTAAGCCATCTTGCTGAAAAATACGGGCGCACAATTACCATCGTACCTAATAAAAGTCTAGTAGAACAGACAGAAGAAGATTTTATAAATGTTGGTCTTGATGTTGGCGTATACTACGGGGATCGTAAAGATCTTAACAAGACACATACTATTTGTACATGGCAAAGTCTTAACATTTTAGATAAGAAAAGCAAAAATCACGAATATGATATAGTTAGTCTGGCAGAATTTCTTGACGGAGTAAGATGCGTTATTGTCGACGAAGTTCACATGGCCAAAGCTGATGTACTTAAAAATTTACTTACACAAAATTTATGTAATGCTCCTGTACGCTGGGGATTAACTGGTACTGTACCCAAGGGCGACTATGAAGCGGAACCTATTTTTGCCAGCATTGGACCGGTAGTTGGTGGTATTAAAGCACATGAACTACAAGAAATGGGTGTGCTGTCAAGCTGTCATGTTAACGTGGTTCAAATGATAGATTTACCCGAATTTAAAACATATCCAGACGAATTAAAATATCTTGTCACCAATGATGACAGGATGATTTATATCAGTAAATTAATCAAAAAAATCTCACAATCAGGCAATACATTAGTCTTAGTTAATAGGATCGATTCAGGCAAATTTTTAATAAATGAAATAGAAGACGCAGTATTCATCTCAGGTGAAGTTAAGACTAAAGATCGAAAAGAAGAATATGATGAAATTAAAACATCCGATAATAAAATTATTGTAGCAACTTATGGTGTAGCCGCCGTAGGTATTAATATTCCTCGTATTTTTAATTTGGTTTTGCTGGAACCCGGAAAGAGCTTTGTTAGAGTTATACAAAGTATTGGGCGCGGTATCAGAAAAGCTGAAGATAAAGATTTTGTACAAATCTGGGATGTAACTAGCACTTGTAAGTGGGCAAAACGTCACCTTACAGAACGAAAGAAATTTTACAAGGAAGCCAAATATCCATTTAGTTTAGAAAAAGTGGATTGGCAAAAATAAGGAATTATGCAGATATTAACCCTAGATAACAAAACGTTTTCATTAAATAATTTACCGGAGGAAGTTGACGAAAACACTAGATTTGCTGTGTTAGATAACAGTAATCCAGCAGAACCAGATTTCTTTTTCATGCCATTGATATTTTTAGAAAGCTTCAATGCACCCGCAATGGTACTTAGAATTGGCGATGACGAAATTGCTATGCCGTTAGATTGGAGTATAGCTGTTGGAGACAGCAGTAGCTCTAG